TAATGTAGATATGGATAGTCTCAGACAAAGAGCTACTCCAAGAGCTACCACTACACTCAGCACTGCTAAACAGAATAAGATAGCATCTATGAATGCTTCTGGTTACAGTACATCTGAAATAGCGGAAGCTCTTGGAATTTCATCAACCACTGTATCTAAATACTTGAATTGAAAGGGGTGACTGGTATGAATGGTAATTGTGCTCTTACTACATTTGACAATCCTTACAATCCATTTGAACAGTTCTCCGATTGGTTCTTGTTTGATGTGGAAAAAGGATACAATTCTTGCGCTTATCTTGCTCGAATCGCTCGAACTTCTGAACAGTTTTCAGATGAAGAAAACAATCGAGAAATTGAAAGAGCAATTGATGAAATTATTCAATACGATTTCATGAACATTTATAAGAAAGTGAAAAGAACAGTTTAAGTGAGTAAGGCGAGACAAGGCTTAGTGGTCTATCTCGCCTTATTTTCTTTTAGTTCTTTGACTTTAAAACTTTTTATGTTCATGTGATTCATTTCTGCACTTGCAATGATTGCTATAGGCTTACTGTAGATACTCAAAAAGGTATAGGGGGAGGTCTTTAAAATCACACCCCCTCCCTCATCGCGGTGGTCCTAAAAAAATCTCCGGAGGGATATTTTGGGGAGGGTTTTACCTCTTATAAGGTGGTGCAGTATTTGAACGAGCTTACAGGGTCGAAGTATTTTCCATA